GGAGCACCAGCGTTAGCAGCGTCTCCTAGTTTTTGATCCGCTACTGTTGCAAATTCTTTACCAGCTTGAACACAAAAACCTAATAGTTGAAATAAAGTTGGGTCTGCACCTTTGTAAGGTAGTGGTAGTAAACCTGCACGAAGATCACCACTTGGTGCATCAACATCTCTAAACTCACCAGGTTGTATTGGCTGATCGTCATCTGCAACTCTTAAACCTCTAGCTTTAAAACCAGCGGGTAAGTTTGCTAAAGTACCAGCATCTATTAGTTGTCTTAACGCAGCTGTTGCTGTTCTAGATAAACCACCAATCATATGAATTAAACCTAGTCCATAAAAACCAAGACCAGGCATAAATTTGTAGTGAACAAAGTATTGTTGTTTTTTATATAAAGAATCTTCTTGGCTGTAGTTTCTGTATATAGATAGAACTTCACCAGAGCCCTCATCAATTGTTACTATGTAAGGTAGTTTAATACCATCAGGATGTTCAAACCCTTCAATATCTAAATCCACATGCATCTCTAACAAAGTATATTGATCATCTTTGTAAGAATTTTTTTCTATGCCAGATAGTTTTCTTTCTTTTTCTTCAACTTTGTTTTGATCTTCTTCACTTGGTTGTAAAGGTATGTCACGATAAAAACCTGTGACTTGCATTTTTTTAATATCATTCTCTGTTCTTTTTAAAACGTGAGTTACTCTCTCACATTCCTCTAGGTTTGTAGCTGAGTATGGGACAACCAAATCTTCTGAAGGAACAAACTTAGAGACAGCTCTGCCAAGGTTGGAGTCGTAGTAAACTTTTTTAAATGTTGATCCTGATAATGGTAAGTAAAACAGCATTTGATCTAGCTCAGGATCGTATTCTTCCATAACATGCATCATCTGATAATTCATAAACTCTGCAACGCGTTGAGCTTGATCCTCTTTTTCTTTTGTAGCTAAACCTATAACTTGTGCTCTTACAGGCCCACTAGCTGGTAATAATTCTTTGTATGCTTGTGCTTGAAACTGAGTAACAGACTCAGCTAAAAGTGGATGTGTAACCCCACTAGCACCTTGGAACGGTTGACTTCTTTCGTTGTAATTTAATCCTAATAAATCTAATCCTTTTGTGTAGGCTTCTTCCCACTGTTGTCTAGATCCTTTATCGTCTTCGTATGATTGACGTAGTTCGCTTGAAATATTTGTTAGTACATCTGCGTCCATGAAATCGGCAAGATTACCGTCAAAACCAGTTTCTATCTGCTCTTGTTCTGGATTTACAACAGCACCGCCATCTTCTGTCATTTCAATATTGATAGGCTCATCTGTGCCAGGCTCTAGTTGAACCTCTTGTCCTACCTGTGCTGGTATTAATAATTCATCATTGACCGTTTGTGGTTGGTCATAATTTGCTGGTTTTTCAACAACCATTAAGCTGCTCCTATCATTTCATCCATAGACACTAGCGGATCATACTGCACATAACCCCCTGACGCTAGGTGTGTTTTTGTTGACAATACCATTTCTGGTGTCAACTTTATAGCATAAGCATCTACGGTTTTAAAGCCTGAAGGTAGTTCAACAGGTCTGGCTATCAAGCCCTGTGCTCCTGACTCTGTAATATAATCTCTTGCTTTGTCCATAACATCAGCAAAATCGCTCTGCTTCGCGCTCTTTGCCATTTTAAATTCTTTAACAATATCACCCTGTGCATTTACAACTTGCACTGATCTAGTTACAGATTTACCCTCGCTTATCTGAACTTTTACTACTTTGAAATCTGCGTTGTTTACCTTAGCCGCTCTTCGTAAAGATTGTTCCAACACACTTGTATAATGCTTACCATTAGGATCTGTAACATTAGGTCCACCATAAAACTCATACTGACCAATACCTTTCATCTCTTTTGTTCTTTCAGCAAAAGGTGTTGCTGTTGTTCCTCTTTGACCATATCTTGCTGTTACAAGTTCAGCAGGAGATATGACATACCAATCAGATGCATTAGGGTCTTTGTCTATGAACTTTCTTTTTGCTGCCATATGCAGATCATTTTTAATTAAAGCATCACCCCAAACTTTTCTATCTTTCATAGGAACGTTAGGGAACAGCTTCTTCATTGTCTTAGGATCTGTGTACGCTTGTTCAAAGATTTCTAATATTCTATCTCTTTTTTTAGCTGCTGCAGCTACACCACTTCTCATCTCACCTGTAAGCATGCCAGGTCTAACTTTAGCTAAATCTCTAAATACAGCTTGACTTTCTTTTAATTCTTTTATGTACGCAGCAAAGTCTTCTTCTGTTCTAAACAGAGGACGCATGATGTCTTTATGTTTTGCGTAGAAAGCTAATATATCTTGATCAGTTGACATTCCTAGTCTGTAAGATTCTTGTCTTATTTTCTGCGTATCTTTAACGTCGATACCTTTCTCAACTAATTTGTTGTAATCAGTTATAACCTCTTCTAATTTTTTTCTATACGTCTGCATGATGTCAGACTGTATTTCATCTGCAAAAGTTACACGCACCGTTTGACTTCCTGTTACAGGAGCATCAGTTTTACCGATGTTCGCTAACTCCTCTTGTGCTTTTGCTAAATCTCTACTAGCTCTGTCAATATTCTTTTGAGCTTGGTCTAGTGTTATACGTCCAAAAGAACGATTAACTAAGTCCTCTGCAGAGCTATCGGATATTTTTTTTAGTCTGTTAATTCGTTTATTTAACTCTTCTGTCTTTGGACCAATATTAGGCAACTGTGTTTTTGTTCCTGGTATGATTGCATACCTATCCGTGCCTCTTGTCCATCCTATGACATATTTTGTTTCATCATCAGGAAAGAAACCGTGAGTGCTATATTTATAATACTGTATATCGTCAGGTATATCTGCAGGATCTAAGTATAAAATATTTTCTCTGTATGTGTTTGGTATAGCACCACCTTCATAATATGAATCTGCATACTTACCATTAATAAACTGACCATTTGCATTTTCTACCTCTGATCTGAATCCCCTAACTGTTGTTTGCATTTTACGAATAGGAGCATTTTTTATTCTCTCTAGTAAAGCTGCTTTCGTTATAGGCTGACCTGTTTTTGAAACTGTTTCTAGTAGTTGTGGTATTTGATAATCCTCTACTTCAAATTTAGAAATACCTTTTGATTGTAAAAAATTAAATAAGTCAGCAGGTGTATTAAAAACTTCTGGTGCATTAGGGTCAATGAGCCGTGCTTCGAGATTCGAGTAAAATCTATTTATCTTTTCACCAGCACTTGTCGCTGCATCAGCTATCTTGTCTGACTGTGCTATTCTAGTTCCTGTGTTTCCTGAACGTAGTAGATCATCAATCTTATTTGCTCCTGCAATCGCCCAACCAGGTGCTTTACCAAATATAACGTTAGCCACTTGCACTTCTGGAAGTGCGCCTTCTTTTGTTGGTTTTAATTTTGCATCTTCAAATAAATCTAATTCATCTAGGCCCATGTATGCAGGGCTTTCTTGTATATCTCTTATGTTAACTGCAGAATCATCTGGTGTACGTAGTGGATCAGTGAACTGTCCTGGATCTCCACCTAAAGCTAAACCTGGTGGTTTGGTCGCTGGTAAAGGAACAGTTACCTCTAAGCCCTCAGGCTCTTTATCCTCTACAATATCAACTACATCATCTTCTTTTTTGTTCATCATGTCGAAGAACAGCATATCACCAATTGTGTTTCTTTTTAAGTTGTTTCTTTCAATATAAGCATCTGCTAGTTCTCTAGCGTATCTGATAACATTATCAGGAGTCTCCTCAGGATCAAAAGGTAAATTACTGAGATACTCAATGTCGTCTGTATCTGGAAAAGGCAGAGCGCTAGGATCATCAACCATGTTTCTTATAGCATCTTGATAGTAATGTATTAATTGATCTTGATATTCAAAGTCTGGTTTTACCGTGGTCAGCTTAAATGCTTGATACTCTTTTTCATCGGCTTTGACTTTTTCTTGTACTTTTTCATCCTGTAGCTGATTAATTAATAGAGTAGTATTTTTAATCATTTGTTGATAGCCTTGTCTTTTTACTATCTCGTTTGCAGGTAACGATAGTCCTAGTTGTGGTAAAGTTTTAGACCCAACAACAAAAACGTTTTCTGTTCCTGGTTTAACTTCAGCAGTAACATATCTGCCAGCAGCCATTGGTATTTTAACTGGTGCTTTTAGCCCTGTTACAGCAACGTTTTTCATAAGCTTTAATA